GACCACTAGGAACAGTTATGGTCATAGATGTAGAAGACGGTTTTGTAATAACACTAGCTGTTACAGCACTTGTTCCACCAGTTATTGTTTCCCCTACAGAGAAGTTAGTAGATGCTGCAACTGATAGTGTAATAGTACCAACAGGGTAAGTAGTGATAGAAGAAGTAGATGAAAGTTGAGCAACGGTCTGAGTAACCTCATCAATTGTCCATAGGTTAAGTCCTCTATTTGCCCATTCAGCAAATAAAAGATTTAAAGATCGCCTAGATGTGGCGGCATCATACCCAGTTCTTAACTCTAAACCACATCTTTCAAAAGCTTCTTCTGTTATTTCGGCCATGTTAAGTTTAAAGTCAACCGATCCAGAAGTTGCCATTTTACTCTCCTTAAAGGACTATCGCCCTTGCATAAACGAATCAATCTTATTTTCTAAACGATCAAAACGATCAAAAATTCGATCCATGTCAGACGCTAATCCTGATTTAGTTACATAATCTCTAGCGACCTCTTCTCTCGTTTTGTTCAATAAGATTTCAATTCTTTGAACATTAGAGTGGTGCGATTTAACAAAGAAAAAGATAATCGCACCACCTACAGTAAGGATGCCGTTCCACAAAAGAGTAGCGGCATCCTCCATTTTAGTACTCTTTAACACACTCTAGGACCACTGTGTAAGCATCACCAGCCGCATGTCCTACCGTTGTGAATCTAAGGTCACCAGTAGGGCTTGTAGCACTATTTACCAAACCACCAAAAGAAGAGTAATCAAACTCTCCTTGATAGTCTTCTGGCAAACCTACAGCTAACACATCCGTGCTGGCATCCCATAAGATTTGTAAAGCAAGACCTGCTGTACTGAACCAAATCTTATTAATACGAACTCCAGTACAAGCAGTGCCATCTTGGAGAGCCGATAAGCCAGAAACATCCACTGCCATAACCGCACTTTGACCAGTGTCAACGTGCGTGTAAGAAAAAGATTTAACTAACTTACGAGGACCATCATCAATGACTTTTTCAACAAAAACATCAGCCATAACTTATGTCTCCTTAGAAGATTTTTTCTCCTTAATTAACCCTCTCAGTACCATAGATTTATGTACAGCACTTCCAGGGATAGGATCCTTCTTCTTACGCTTTTTAGAAGAAGACTTAATTGCTTTAGATTTTAATGCCATGACTCACCTCTTATGGTTGAGTGTCATACTGAACCATTCCTGATGTTACTCTTTGCCCAGCTGTTAAAATGTAATCGCACCATGCAGCATCAGCAGTCGTTGTTCCAGACATTGCACAGAACCAAGGAGTTAATGCCGAAGTGGGAATGTTATCAGTTGTTGTTGTAACTTTTTGCCTATCGACATAAAATTCAACAGAACTTGTTCCCTTAACAATAAAACCAAGAGTCCTAGTATTAGTTATAGCAGAGCCAGATTCAGCACCATCAGCAAAATCAATTCCTGTGTCTGTTTTGGTTTCAGTTCCACCACTGTCACAGTTTGCATAAATATCAGCAGCACCTTCAACTAACAAAAACCCAATTTGGTTATTAGCTGTAAAAGGAACTCCTGTAGCAAACGTACCATTCTCAGCAAGACCTACAAACATATCCATGTCATCAGCGTCTGATACAGCAACAACAGTTTCAAAATAAATGTTTTTGCTTGCTTCAGCCATAAATATTTCATTTCCTTGGATTGCACCGCCAGAATTATCTGTTGATCCATCACCAAGAGATTTAGCCCAGCCACCAACATGGTCAGCCAAAAGTGTTAAAGTTCCACTGTTTAGAACAGATTTTGTCCAGTCATCGGTATCATCAATATCAATGCCTGTGAAGTCATCCATCATTGTACAATAGTCAGGATTAACGCCAATAGGAAGATTCTGAAACCATCCATTAGAATTACCATTTCCACTGTACATTACAGGACCAGAAAAACGTGTTGTACCCATAATAGTACCTCCTTACAAAGGTTTTGCTCTAGTGTCTTGTAAGCGTCTGCTGGGCCAGTCGCTAGAGCTAAAATCCCAGAAAAACGGGGGGAGAAAACTCCCCCCGGTTAATTACGCTCCAGGTGAACCGAACACGCAACGTGGGTCAGAGTAACCGAAGCTGTATCGCTCACGGGCTTTGTACCTTACGTTACCTGTATCGAAATCACCTTCCATCTTCGTAGACATAGGCATACGTTCAAAATGGATAAATCCTCTTGGAGCATCCGTTTTAACAAACCATGCATCTGTGTCTGTCAGATAGTGGTTAACGACATAACCTTGAGGAAGCATACCCATGTTCCTCATGGCATTGACATCATTGTCAGCCGTTCCGGGACGTAGAGTAGTCTCAAGCAATCGGTCTGCAACAAACTGAAGTGCAGGAGGAACAATAAGTTTCATTCCTCGTACCGATACTTTAAGTCCACGCTCATCAACGAAAGCAGCAATGTCAATTAATGCGTTTTCCAAACTAGTTTCGTTCAGATCCGCCGCAGTAGACGGTTCGTTACGAAGGTCGTTATTATTAACGAGTGGGTGATCCGTAGCACACAACTCTTTACCATCTCCACCAGTTACAGTGGAATCAAAAGCATTGTTTAGTACGGATGCACCTTTAACTTGTCGGGTGTTGGCCATACTACGTGCCAAAGCTTTTGTGTAACGAGAAGCAAGACGATCATAAAGATTATCTTCAATAGCTTCCTCAGTAATAGAGAAAGCAAGAGCGATAGTCTCATGTGTGTATCTTGCGGTGTATGCTTCTTGGGCATCATCAAAAGAAACTGCTGAACCTTCTGATTTAACGGGTGCAGACCCAAAACCAGAAAGCATTACTTCTTCTTCAAAAGCTCGTTCTGAAGATTCAGTGTCAAATATTTCACCAGCTTCGTTGTCATACCTAGCGTACTCTAAGCCAAATAAGGCATTGAGGCCAGGCTCTAGCTCTTTAGCTAGTTGTGCTCTACTTATAGCCATATCTCAATTCTCCTATACGCCAGTGGTTGAAGGTGTACCAGCTGCAATAGATCCCGTAGGAGCATTAAAGCTGTTGTTCAACCTAACAATTGCGCCAATACCAGCTGCTGTAAAATCAGCATTTTCAGGATCATCCTGCCAACCCATAATCCTCAAATGAAGACTATTAGTTGTATTAATAGTACTGATTGCCAAACGACCTAATGATACGCCTGTAGCATCAGTGCCAGTAGTAGCCGTTGAAAAATTTGCGTTTGCAAATACTGCTGCCCTAGCTGTTGCTTTGCTAGTCCAAGTAGCATCAGTAGCAATCAAGTAAAGTTCATCTGGGTCATCAGACACAAATGCTTTAACTGGATGATTACTATCTGCTCCTGAACCAGGCCAGTAGTTTTTCCAAACAGTTTTTCCAGTGGTACTGTCAACATACTCACATCCTTGAAAAACGCCTACAAGACTAACTGAACCACCAGCGGCTGCGCCTACAATGTCAATATACCCCGTAGAAAGGGGAATGACAGGCGATCCGTGATAGATCTTGTTAGTGTTGCCATTGGCGATTTCATAAGGAGTATATCCGGTAATACCAGTGGAATTAGAGGCCGACCCTAGTTTGCTTATAGGGCGAAGGCCAAAACTTCCGTTACTATTTGCCATCTATTTTTCTCCTAGTCCTCAGATTTTTGAGGACCTCCAAAAGTTACACTAGAACTCCTATCGGGTCTATCGATAGGCATTGCTGGATGTTGTTCACGAGCAAGCTCGTTATCAACAGCCGTCATTTGATCCCGGGTCATATCCCGGAAATAACTTTGCCGTTCATCAACGACTTCTAAAGGAACCCTTGCTAAAAGAAGACCTCCTACTCCAATAACTCCGGCATGTTTTCCATCTTCAATAGTCGGAATATCAAAGTCTGGGTATTCTTCCCCGCGTACCAACTCATATCCCTCACGAGATCTGGAAGATACGTTTTTACGGTCATCAAAGCCCATAACACTTTCCCTTATCCATCTATGCTTAAAGCCTTCAGGGGCAGGGGGTGCATCCAACATGGATGGGGGCTTCCACGGTTCCTTGCGCGCTTCTGCAGCACGGGTTTCGTTTGAACGTGGCGTCCTAGGTGACTTCTGGCGAGTAGTGTTCTCTTGTTCCATGACTAACTCCTTATTTTACGTATTTTGCGTATTCTTCAAGTGGCACATTAAGCCTTTTAGCAATCGCAACTTGAGAAGGAGTCAATCGCACTGTTTTACGTCCACCTCTATTGCGGGATGCGGAAGTTTCGGCTGACGCAACCTTTTTACTTCCACCCGATTTTGTTTGTTGTCCAAGTTTCTGTGGAAACTCAGACGCTAAACGTTTATCGAGTTCAGCATAGTATTCATCACTTGTTGGGTCAAATTGTTCATCCTCAACAAGTCGTCTATGAACACCAAAAGCAGCATATGTCATAACTTCATCTTTCCCAAACCACTCATTTTTAGCTGCCCAGTCTTCTGCTTTAGGATCAGGAGGGGGAGCAGGTTGAGGAGGGGGAGCAGGTGAAGCTTCTGGTTTAACTTCTTCAGACTCTGCCTTAACTTCTTCTTTAACCTTTGTCAGCTTGCCTTTTTCTACAGCAAGAGAGGAAAGAGCTTCTTGTGCCTCTACTATCTTGTCTATATCTCCGCTTTCATGGGCTTCTTTAAGAAGTAATTTAGCTGAATCAATTTGCGTAGCGACACGGCTATCAAATTCTTCCTGATAACCTTTATCAAGATCATCAAGTCGTTTTTTCAAGCCTTCATTTTCTTGCTTAACGCTTTCGGCATATTGAACAGCTGTTTGCTTTTGACGTTCTTCTTCACGAAACCGTTTGGTGAGTTTGTCTATTCGTGATTTAACGCCTGTGCTGTACTCTTCGAGTTCTTCTTCTTTTTCTTCAGACTCGGTTTCAACTTTTGCTTCTACCTTATCTTCTTTTTCTTCTGGTTTTTCTTCTCCAGAAATATCTACGTCTACTGGGGATTCGTCTGAATCTCCAACTTCAATTGGTTTTTCTTCTTGCATGTCGTGTTCTCCACGGCTGCTTTCTTCTTTCTAGACATGTTTAATATCATCTGGTTCAAGGATCGTAGCAAT